TATATATAATAACAACAAAATAAAAATATATCAACCCCTTTTTACAATTTTTTTAATTTTTTAATTGAAAAGAGGCCAAATTTCTTGGCCTCAAACAACTATTCTTCTTCTAAAGAAGAATCTTCTATAGTATCCTTTTTACGATTAGGATTAGAAGTAAGAAAAGTAACTTTCTCTGCTACTATCTCAGTCTTTTTTCTCTTAACTCCATCAGGAGATTCAATAATTCTTGTTTGAACTCTACCTTTAACACCGATTAAATCCCTTTGTGGTAACATAGAAAGGATAATATTATGAATAACTACTGTATACACTTAAAAAAGAGAAAAAATAAACCATATTGCAAGTTACTGGATAGAGAAATAACATTTTCCCTATGTAGGGAATGTGATAATAAAGAATATAAAAACCACATAGGACGAAAAAAGTCCAGTTTTCGTCCTAAAAGTCCAGTTAAAAGCGGACAAATAAACAAAAATGCACAATCATTGACAAAAAAGCCAATTAAAAATACCAAAATGCACAATAAATCAAAGAAATTGACAAAACTAGAAAGAAATAGAACTAGTGTATTTACCAATGATCTAGAGCATTGCTATCTATGTGGTAAAAAGAAAAACGACCTACACGAAATATTCGGAGGTCGTAATAGACTTAATTCTATAAAATATAACCTAGTATTACCATTATGTAGGGAATGCCACTCTCTTAATCAAAATAATCCATTTTTCAACGATTATTGGCACAGACAAGGTCAATTATACTGGGAAGAAAATATCGGCTCTAGAGAAGAATTTATAAAGGTATTTAGAAGAAATTATATAAAATAAAGGAGTAGTTACCACTACTTCTTTACTTCTATTTTTGTCCATCCTTCTGGAACTTCTCCCTCCTTCGTTTCAGGAAAGCCAACAAAAGGTAATGGACCTTTTATAATCTTTTCTTCCATTTTCTCACCTTCTTTCTTTTAATTGTTTATCCTAACATAAATTAATTATAAAGTAAATAAAAAAAACTATAGGTTAACTACTCTGTTAATATCTATAGCTTTTCTTTTTGGCATACTATCAGTTTGAAACCACGCTCTTTTATTTTTTAAATTATATTTAATAATTAAAATATTATCTTTTCTTCTTGTTAATCTATAAATAATATCTTTATTGCTTATTCTTTTTTCAACCATATTATCCCCTCATTTGGCTAGATATTATAGCATAAATTGATAGAAAATGCAAATCAGGGCATAAAAAAAAGAAGTAGACAGCTATTGCCTACTTCTCTTCAATACCCTACCTACTTTTTTATAGTATTCTTTATCTGGTGGTTGCATACTTCTGTTTAACTCTAAAAAAAGCTCATTTAATTCTAAATAAGCATTATGATCTATCTTTTCTAATTTATGTAGTAATTCGTGTGATTTTTGAATTAATAAAGCATAATTAGATATATTGTTTTCACCACCATAAACTCTCTTAAATATATGATGCCTTGTTAAAGGGCAATTCTTTGTTACTGCAAAGCCCATCCAATCTACCTTTTTTGTTCGGTAGATTTTTAACATAATTTTAACATCATTATTCATTATTCAATGACAATTTGGAACTTAGTAGCAGGTACACCCATTACTCCAGCATATCCATCTTGACCATTACCTTTTTCATTGTCGTATTGATAAGGATAGTCATTGACTTTATATTTAGCCTTTTTGTAAGGTCTAATATCATTTGGCGTGTAGTAGTAGCATTCTACACAATCAATAGCATTTACTCCATCACCAGCAAAACCATTGTTAAAGTCATTAATATCATAACCAGTAACAAATGGCAACCAGCCTTTTCCTTTAAGATGTACTCTATATCTAATAGATCCTTTATCTACCTTAATGGCAAGACCAGTTATAGGACTATTCTCCCAACCGGCATAATCCTCTAGATTTTTAACTTCTTTTAACCAACCATGTTTTTGAGTCCTAGCCATATAATAAACATTAACTTCATTTGATGTACTTTCATTATTAATTTTGTTAGCCTCATCAGCAATATATTGCATTTTGCTTCTTAGATAATCTCCAGGGCAAGTAGTATTAGTAAACATACTATGCCAAGTTAAGTTCTTTCTTGGTACTAATTTTCCTAAATTTCTTCTTTTAGCAATATCTGCTACTAATTTAATAAGTGCATTTAAAGTAATGTCATTAACATACCATGAATTATCATTATCTGATGTTTCAATAGTTACTGACTTGCAGTTGCTATCCCAATTTGAATTTGTCCAAGCAGTATCTTCTTCATCAACATAATTAGCAATACTGCCATCATAACCAACACCATAGTGAGAACTACCATATCTGCCTTTCGCTTGAAATATTCTACCACATTGTTTTGCAGTTAATCTTCCAGCCATGTGATGAATAGTAATTGCTTCAATGCTTCTACCACTTCTACCTTTAGTATAATTCCCCTCATCAGCAGGCACTACTACTTGTACTAAACTTGATTTACTCATTAATAATCACCTCTTTTTTAAACTCTTCTCTTTTTATTAATTTATTTTCCCATTTTTTATATGCGTCAAGATAAATTTCATCTTTTTCACCATTATAAGTTAATTCATAATACATACCATCAGTAATGTTAGTACTTAATAAAGCCTTTGAGTTTTTCAAAGTTTTACACATCCAAACAACATATACATCTTTGATACCAATCTTTTTATCATCTGTTATTTCTGCTTTATTGTTAAAATAGTCAATAACAATATTTTTGCATATAACTTCAAATTCATAACTATCTTTCATCTGCTTCATTCCCCTTACCATTACTTAATTCTAATTCCATTTCTTCGGTTAATTTAATTTCTTCCATATTATCTACTCTCCTTTTATCTTATTTACTGCCTTATTTCCTAATAAATATGTTGATATTACTGCTATAACTACTGCTATAGTATTAGTTATCTTATCTGCATTAATATTCCATATAGGAGCAATTCCTATGATTAGAGCATTAATTATAGTTAATATATTAAGCACATATTTACTAATTTTTTTAAATTTTTCCATTATTAACACCTCTCTTTCAATTCTTTAATATCTTCTTTTATATACTTAATATCATCTTCTAAGTGGTATGTTCTTTCTACTACAGTATTGTGTTTCTCTACTTTTTTTTCAAGTTGATTAATTCTATACTTGATTAAATTCATTCCAGCAAAGGAACCTATACAAGTACCTAGAAAAGATATCAGTGCTACTATTATAGTGTCGCTCATATTTTCCTCCTTTTTATTTTCCTTTATCCATATCTTCTTCAATATATAACTCATTTAACTTACTATCTTCAAAATTATCTGCTAAAAAGATAATTGAAGCATAATATGGTTTATGTTCTTCTTCTGTTTCAGTAGCAGGTACATATAAATCGTTTATGTCTCTTATGTGTTTATTTTCATCTGCAATTAATATTTTCTTTGCTCCGTAAGTACGAATTTCCATAATTACACCTCCTAACTTACTGTCCATCCTTTTGCTTGAGCATTAGTTAATGCCTCTTGTCCTTCTGTACTTGTTAATTTTGCTATATTAGTACTTCCTAATACTACTTGCTGAGTTTTACAACCTTTTGTTTTTATATCGTATAATTTATTTAGTACATTTATTATTGACTGCTCTGTTAATTTAGTTGATGCTGATAAATCTAATTTATAACTACTATAATTAGCAGAATTTGTAGTTAAATAACCTTGACCTAAATTTTTTAACCCACCAAAATTAGTTAATTCTCTGCAAGAAGTAAACATATAAGAAACATCTTTAGTATTTGAGGCATCTATTTCTGATAAATTAATTAAATAATAACAACTACCGAATGTTTGAGACATTGTTGTTACTTTAGACAAATCCCATTTGGAAATATCTAATTCAGTTATTCCACAACTACTGAACATTTGATATATTGTTGTTATATTTGAGGTATCCCAATTTTCAATTCCTATTATTTTAGAGCATTTGCAATTATAAAAGACATTTTGTAAACTAGTGCATTTACTAATATTCATTTCAGGCAAAACTAAATCTCCAGTTAATCTGCTACAGCCACTAAATAAATTGATTATATAAGTTAATTCGCCGAACTTTAATTTACTCATATTAACACTTTCTAGAAATTTACAATTAGTAAACATAGCACCTATTTCTGTTACATTTGATGTATCCCAGTCTGACATATCTATGCTTTGTAATCTTGTTGCCTGTCCAAACATACTACTTAAACTTGTTACATTTGATTTTACAAAACCTTTTAAATTTAAATGTTGTATATTGATACAACCATAAAACATCATAGCCATAGATGTTAAATTGCTTGTGTCTACATTTGCAATTTCATAAGATAAATCTGTACCTTTAAATCCATTAAAAGTTAAAAAACTTGGAGCATATTTACTACCTACATAATTTCCAGTTACACCTAATATATCTACACCATTTTTTATATTTTCTGAAATAAGATTTTCATCTTGTATTGCTTCTACTGTTACTTTAGATAGTCCAGTATATTCTTCATCTGGTGTAACAATTTGCTGTTCTGTTGTTGGAATTACTGTCTTTTCTTGAGTAATTGGATCAACATAAATTACTGAATTACTTAAAGTTCCATTTAAAGATTGTTTGCTATTTAGTGTTCCACTTATTTTTTGCTTTTCTTGTATCATAAGTCAGCACCTTCTGGATAAAGAATTAATCTCTTTGCTCCATCTTCATCATATCCTATAATTGTTTTCTCATCGTTTAATTCTATTTCGTACCAATATTCCACTTGCTTATTTAACATTTCACCTATTTTCATATCTTCACCAGATACATCTATTTCTACACTGGTAGAACCTACGATAGGAGTAAATATCTTTTGTAAAACCGGAGGTTTATCCATTTCTTTCTTTCGATATATGGAAAATTTAATCTTATCTCCATCTTTGAATGTGTATTTATCACTACCATTATCAATATCGAAATCAATCAAAAGTCTATCACCTCTGTTGATACGAATTTCTTTATCTACTATTTTCATTCTATTACTTCCTTTCTATTGATCTGTTGATTTTGTATAATTCAAAATAATATAAAAAGTCCAGTCTTTTCCCCAACCACCATTTGAATAAAGTTTAACAACATTTTCTTGCTTTTCTATCCAAACATCGATTTTATCACTAACATTACCGTTATAGCCTACCATTGGAACAGTTACTATTCTAAGAGCATTAATGGCAAATCCATTTTCAATCCATATTTTATCTAGATTATCAATATTATAAGCTATACTTTTTTTTGTGTTTCCAGCAAGTCCAACACTGTTTAACACTTTTCTATATATTGGTTTACCATCTATCCATCTTCCAATTACTATCTCATTTGTAGAATATATATTACCATATCCATTATTCAAAAATGCATCTAATGTCTTTGCTTTGTTATTTGAACTCTTTACTGCTATATCATTAGCACTAATTTTTTTATTTAATCCAAATAAATTACTTAATACTTTCATTAGATTTCGTATCATTTATGCAGTCCTTATCCATATATAGCAAGTTATGTATGGTTGTAGATTGTTATGTGATTGTCCTCCACCTTTATTATTGATAGCATAGTTAGTTATATCATATTCATAATTACTCCAGCCATTATTATTTCCCTGAGAGTTATTAGCTTTTGGTAAAGAACCGCCACTGTTAGTCTCATTATCCTTAACAACTCTCATCTCGTGAGTATGCTTAGGCATTTCTTTAATAGTTAGAGTGTGTGTCTTTTCTCCACCAGTTTTCTTAACTGTGCTAAAATCACTATCACCAGTATCAACACAAACAAGTGTCTTGCCTTTACCAAACAATTCCCAAGTGCCACCAAATCTTAAAGATGGATTTTCATTTCTTGTAGTTAGAAACAAGTCTCCAACTTTATAATAAGCATTTGGATAGTAGTTATCAGTACCACTTTTTAGTGTTCCACCTTTACAAGCCATAACTTGCTCCCATTGGAGTAAGTACTAAATAATACTCCCTCCAATCTGTAGAGAGATTGTTGTTTTTGTTAGTAAACAACCCCCCCCTCATTAACCTATGGTTTACTTTTGTCATTTTATCAAATCCTTTCTTTTGTTCATTCATTCCATGTTTCCTCTACTGTGAAGAAAAGCACTGGATAATCATTCAGATTAAGTTTTCCATACACATCAACACCATCTTCACCAATTGCCATTGCCTCTTGACCTTTTGGTAATGTGACCGCTTCAGTAGCAATTACAAACACATCTTCAAAAGATATTTGAAACTGATATTCTTCATCATAGGCAAATGAACTACCTAATAGTAAATTACTTACCCAAAATGTATTGTCAGTAATAGTAGCAGTTATACTACCACCATCAGTCCAATCAGTAGTTCCCGATTTTCTATATTTAAAACTACCGCTTAATGAATTAGCCTTAGTATCTGTAAATGAGCCGTTGTAGTATGCACCATTGCAATTTAATACCGCTTCATTAGATGTTCCCTCTGGTCTAGTAATTGAAATAGTATTTATGTGTAACTTGATGTAATCAATCATATCTAAAGTTACATCTGCTGAATTAGAATAATTTCTACTATCAGTTACAGATACACTTACTTTATTTGAACCTATAGTATCAAAAGTATTTTCTTGCAAATTAGAAGCTTGTCCATCATTCAAATTAATTGAATAATTTTTGATAGTAGCACTCTTTTTAGCAGTAGCACTGATTGTTACTTTTGGCTTAGATATATATTTAACAAATTTAGTGTTATTACCAGTTATAGTAGTTACATTTGTATTTGTATCAATAACTGTAGCAGTTACATCAGGCTTACACACACTTTCTTTAGCATATAAGTTAAAACTTGTGGATTGTGTATCACCTATTTGTGTGCTTCCATTATATGTTGTACAATAAATAGTTCCCTTTATTTCTTTAACATTAGGTATTAAAGCATATATTTGGTCTTCTATTTCACTTGTTTGAAATTGTACTGTCGTTTCGCTTGTCTTTGTAGCAATAGTGCCAGTTAAAGTACCTATTTTATAAGTCAATGTATTAGTAAATGCTGATGCTTTTTTGTCAATACTGATGATGGCATTATCACCAATATAAGGGCTACTGCAAGCAACACCGCTGGCTCTTGGTATTCTAGGTAAGTCTGCGCTACCATATGCTGTATTACTCCAACCCCAGTTTGGAAAACTAATTGAAGCAGCACAACTAATACTCTTTGTTCCATCATTGTTGTGATATACCCAGCCGCCAGTAGAAACAGATACGCTTTCTCCTACACCAGTTGGTCTAGTACATCCGGCACTTTGATAATCAGCACCAGTTCCACTTACACCAATACTACCTTGATCATCTCGTATGTAACTTGCTTTATCGTAATAACTTCTTGCCTCATATACTACATAAGTTCTATTATTTGCTATATCTTGTTCTGTGTACCTTGCATATATTCTTACATATAAACTACCACCAGATGTACCTATATAGGCTTCGCCTAACCTTTGAAAACTTGTTGTTAATGTTGCCATATGTTACACCTCCAAATCTTCCAAATCTTCAATCAATTCTTTTAAATGGAAGATTTTTGTTACTTTTTTATTGTTTTTAGTTGATTTAACAAACTTTAAATATCCTATTTGAGCAGTACCAGTAACAATAAGTTTTTCTATACCAGAACCTTTATTGTTGAAGATTGCATTTAGTTTTTCGTAGTTATATACCTTTATACCACGGTTATCAAGCAATGAATTGTTTGCATCACTAGATGTACCTACAGATAAACCTTTAGTGCTAAAACTAAAATTCATATCAGTAATCTTGCCTTCAAGTGTTTGAATAGTACCATTTTGAGTATCTAATGTTTTTTGTACATTTTTCATAGATATATCAAAATTGTTTACTGTTTGGGTAACCTCTGATTGTTGTTCTTGCAAAATACCTATGCTTCTACCTTGTTCATCAACAAGTGAAGTTGTATTTGTCATAGTAGTATCTAACTTATCAACATTATTTTTTATCTCGGTAACAGTTCCGCTTAATATAGTAAGATTTTCTCCTACCTGATTTGCTTTAGTATCATCAGTATATTTAGTAGCAATTATCCAGTCATTTTCTTCAAATGTTTCATCCTTTGATTTAGTGGTTTGGCATCTATATAATTCTTCATCTTTAATCCATAAATCTCCGCAGTCATAAGGTGTTGTTGGCTCAACCACAAAAACTCTTCTCTTACTATCAGCGGTATCTTTAGCACTATTTGCTATTGCAAGAGCTTGAGTAACATCATTGTCGGTAATTTTTATCCAACTATAAACATCATTATCAAGTGAATATCTATAGGCGTAACCGGTATCTTTATCATAATAAAGGTCTCCTAAGTGATTATTTTTTTCATTATCGGTAGTCCAATTTTTAGCAGGTTCATTACCATCAGTAGGAACTCCAGAATAAAACCAGGTAGTAATGTTTCCATCTACCTGGTCTTGAAGTTCTTTTAAGTTCTTTCCTGTTGCAATCACAAAGCCATTTAACTCATTTTCTACTTTATTAAGTCCATTTTTTTGTAATTCATAGTTTTCTTTTAATGTCAAAATATCATTGAGGTTATACTTTCTTTCTAAGTCTTCTGGTGTTCGTAACTTATTTATATCTCTTTTATTTATCATTTTGTATACACCCTACCATTTCTTACTTTGAATCCTAGTTCTTCTAACTCTTTGGTCTTCTCTTCAACAGATATGTTTTTAGAGTTGATAGTATTAATTATATCCTTATCATAACTAGTAAATCCGATAGTCTTTAGTATTACTTTTTTATCATAGGAAGAACAATCAATATTATTAACATATTTAACTATTTGGTTGTCGTATTGCTTAAAACTACTATATTCCATTTTAATAAGCATTGCTTTTTGAGGAATACTAAGATTTAAACTATTAATATACTTAATCACTTTATTTTTTCTAGAATTAGGTACAGTCTTGCCATTTGTATAATAATCACTCTCAAATGTTTCAGAATTAAACTTTATGTATTCTTTAATTGGTATGTTTGATTGTACCAAAGCATTTAAAACTTTATCACTTGAATAATAATTACCATATAAATATGCTAATTGTTCATTAGTCAAATCACTATCTATCAAGAATTTAGTTATACTAGCCTTTTTGGTATCTTTATCAGTATTATCAATACTTTCTTTAAATGTATAATAATCTCCTATATCTCCTATTTCAGAATATTCATATGCTTTTTGATATGTATTAGAAAGTTCTAATCCTAATACATCTTTTTTAGCAATGTTATAAGAATAATTAACTATATCTTTAACAACATTTGCCTTATCTGAATCGGACATATTTGAATAAGATACATTATTAATTAGTTTTTTGATATTATCTTCTATTATTTCACCAGATATTTTTTGATATTCAACTCTATCTTTACCTGTCATCATAATCTTTTCGCCTTTTTGATTTATATAGTAAGGGGCTACTCTAGGCATAACATCTGTCTCTCCAGTTTCTTTGTACAGCCTATATATTTCCTCAGCAGATTCACTTATATTTTCTGTACTAACATTGGCAGGATTTAGAAATACATTAAAGATATTATTCTTTCCACCATATTTTTGTATTTCTCTGCCCATAGTATCTACTGTGGGATTTAAAGTTTTACTTATAAAAGGTATTTTTGCCTTTATGCTATTTACCGCACTTTGAATTGGCTTTCCATATTCAAATGAAGTTCTTTGCGTACCATCTACTAAATCTGCTATTTGCTTAGAAAAAGTAGGAACTGCTCTAGCAGGTAATTCTAATATTTCATTAATAATTCCGGATACAACACCATCATTATCATTAAGAACATCATTTATACTTTGTAAAAATGATTGTTCTAATAGAATACTTCCCGCAGTATCTAAAGAGCCTATTATGCCTTCTAATAATGCTTTAGAATCACCACTTTTAGAATTAACCACATTAGCAGTTATTGATAGTGGAGCAGCCAAAGGTTGAGCCCAATCATAAGTAAATGACTTACCACCAATTTTAATTGAATAAGAATTAATTCCTAAAGTATTTTTTAAGAAATTGGCAGTATCTTTGTCATCATCACTATCACCGCTTGTTATTCCAGCCTTCGCAAGTGCAATACCAAGTATATATAGCATAGTACCAGCAGTAGCCTTTCCTAAACTTTGAACAAATTCATGTTGCATAGTGGCAGTGTATTGTCCATTTGCAAGTGACCTCTTTAAATTAATACCTTTATTTATGGCACTAACCAAACCGGCAGGTGAATAATCAACAATTGCCTTTGTTAAATTAGCTGGTGTTTTGGCAAATGGTATCAATATATCACCAAGACCATAACCATTAACATTTAATTTATTTAGTCCTTTTCTTACACCCAAAACGAACCTAGTATAGTTATTATTATCATTCCAGGTTCTAGATAAAGCCTCCTGGTGTGCTATATCTATCATTTCTTGTGTAATTTCAGTAGTGTTGTTTAGTACTAATTGGTTTTGCAATGAGTTTTCAAAAGCAGCCTCACTAAATACTCTATCACCAACATCCATAACATAATTTAATAAAGACTCTGTTCTATTTAGAGTCTTTCCCATCAAATTCTTTTCACTAAATGATTTACCATCTGATATTTCAAATCTATTGCCTTCCATATCTTTGGTATTGATTCCTTTTTTATAGTCATTAGTAGCCTCATAGACTCCTTTTTTAATACCTTTAAGCATTGCTTTTACATTAGTAGTACCGGTTGTTCTTACACCAGTTTTCTTAGCGATTAACTTGTCAGCATAACTAGAAAATAAATCACTGAAAGAATTAACTGGCATTATCAAAGCATTACCAGCAACATTTCTTACTTGAGTCTTAGGATTAAACAACATAGATATTCTCATCCAAGATCTAATTTTTGCACCTTTTTCAGGTGGTAGTTTATCGGTCATTAATTTTTGTATTTCTGCAAGTTTAACTCTTTTATCATAGCCGTCTTCCATATTTTGTACTTCTTGCATTGTATCCATGATAAACTTTACCTCATCAGGCTTTAAGTCAAAATCTTCCCTATATTTATCTATCCATTCTTTAGATTTATTCTTAACCATTTTGTCATAAGCTTCAGATAATTCAGATTGAGCATATTTTACCATACCTTCAGGTGTCATTCTTTCCATAATATTAAATGCCTGTACCGTTTGACCAGCAGTTGTTCCAATTTCTCTCATTTTTTTAGCAACTTCTACCATACTATCATAATCACCATTATCAGCATATTGTTTTAGTAAAATCCAGCCTTCTGCTACATCTGTAGCATTTGCATTCTTACTATCTTGTTTTACCCATCTTAATGTTTCTGAGCTGCCACCATCATTTATTTTTTTGAAAGCTTTTTCCAAACTTTCTTTATTAGTTACTTTATCATAATATCTAACATCTTCTTTTGAAAGTATTTCAGCCTTTTGTTCTACATTTAGCATATTAACTTTATCTTTAATGTTTTTAGCAAAATGGCTATTGCCATCATTAACTTTATTTGCACTTTCTCTTTTAGGTAATATTGGTGTAGTGTTGGCATCTTCTTTAGTTAATTTTGATATTTCATTTGGATTTAAAATCTTGCTCTTTTTAGAACTACTTTCTATATCTTCCCTAACAGGTAACTTAATATCAGACATTTTAGTTTTTGTTCCCGATGATGGAAAGTTTTCTTTTAGATAATCATTCCATTCTTTAGCGTTTTGAGAATATTTAGTAGGCAAGATGTCATAAACTTTTGCATATTGACCTTGTGTAGGATCTATCCAGGCAACATCATTGATATTTACTTCTTTTGAGTAAACTTTACCATTACTAGAATAGCTTTCTGCTTCTATTTTAGATGGAGATACAAATATGCCTTGCTTTATAGGATATGAAGAATATACAGTTATTTTGCCGCTATCAATAGCATTTTCTATATCCTGTCTTGATAAATCAGGGTTATATTTATCATAATCAATCCAATCACTATCATTTATTGTTTCTTCTAATGTTTTTATGTCTTCTACATTTCTTATCCAAGTATGATAATCATCATTAACTGGATTATTGCTTTTTATAATATCTAATTGTTTTTGTTTATACTTTTCCAAATAAAAAGAACTATTTTCTAGTTCTTGTGTATTATTTTTGTTTATCGGAATAGAATATTTAGTAGCAGATGATGTACCGCTATTGACATTATTGCCTGATTGTGGTATATTATTTGCAGAAAAACCAGTAGGTCTATGCAGGCTCGTACCTGTTATACCGCTGGTTTTTTTGACATTATTAATTTCATACAAATATTTACCTTTATCTGTTATACCAATATTTATATTTCCTTTAAAAGTTTTTCCATCTAATTTGAATTCAAAATCATAATATTCCCAATTTGCAAATTTACTATTTGTTTTCTTGGCAATACTATTTTCTCTTAATGTTGCTATTCCCAACACATTTTTTAATTCTGGTGTTAATTTCATTTTTTCAACAAAGTTTTCTTGTTTTTTTCCAGGATTAGTATATTTTTTTGATGTTTTTTTATTTATTTCAACACTATCGTTATTGCCCAATCTTGTATTACCTATTAAATAATCTGTAATATACATTTTAGCTATTTTATTATAGTCTTTTTCATCAACACCATCAAATATGTCTTGGTCAGTATCAACATTAACAAATTTATTGCCATTACTATCTTGTTGAATACTAAACATCTTATCTTTAATATTACTTCTATTGCTATAATAAGCATCTTCCCACATTTCTTTTAAGTTTTCAACAAAATTCACATATTCATTAGCACCAGTGCCCTTAATTTTTTCTGCTAATTTCCTAATATTATTAAGTATTTTCTTAAATATATTAGGCTTCTTTTCTACTACTGACTGAATAAATTCTCTATTACCAAACAATTCACCGCATACATCTGCTACGACTTCATCTGATACATCATTAGTTTTATATCTTTCTTTTAGTGATTCTAATGATTTTTCAAACTCAGGATCTTGTTTAGCATAATCAAGTATTAATTCCTTCATTTCTTTTGTTGCTATGTCATGAGTTATTTCATGAACAACCAAAAATTCAACATAATTATCAGCATTAGGATTTAATTCAATTATAGTTTTACCATTTTCTTTTGTAATTAATCCATTAACAGGTACACCTTGTTCATTAGTTATATTAGGATTGAATCTTATTATATAATTTCTATCTTTTATTATATTCTCTAGCAACTTAATAGTATTGTTCGATCTAGCAGTATTGTTTAAATACATGCTTGCAGTCCTTCTTAATTCATTAATGTTTGCATTAGAACTTTTAACATATTGATAATTGCCTATTGGAATACTATAATTAGCATTATTAACACTAGTCACATCTACACTTCTTAGTTTTTGAAGAGCATTTCCAATTGAAGAATATTGTTGTCTAGTTAAATCTTTAGTTGTAGTAAAACTCATGTCTGGTCTTACTTCGCTTACATAATTCATAGCAGTAGGCACTTTTATACCAACTTCATTTAACATTGTTTTAATGTAACTACCTTTATAACTTTCAATACTAGGATCTCCTAATTTAAATCCTTTAATATCATTTAATATTTCAGGGTTTATTTTAGCCATATCAACCTTTATATCACTAGTAGGTATATTTATATTAGAACTATTAAAATCGTTCACAGTTGGCAAAATAGCCTTATCAGAGTTATTAACATTACTTTGTTGATTATATACTGGCAAATTAATGCCACTTTGTCTTGATTTTTCTTGATTAACTATATCTTGTACTGTTGGTAAGTTTGCCTCTTCTTTTATGGAAGTACTTGTGTCAGTATTTTGATTTTGAATAGCATTTAATTGATTCTTAAGTTCATTCAATTCTATTTCTTGTTCACTAGTCAATTTATTTTGTTCTTTTAATGTTTCATATTCATTAATTTGTGAAGTTATCGTATCTACATTAGTGTTAACATTTGAATTATTATTAATATTACTATTAATATTAGAAATAATTGTGTCTATTTTATTAATGGTTTCTTTATTTGTAGTATTTTTCTTTGTTTCTTCTAACTCTTCTTTAAATGTCTTATATAGATTTACATCTTTATTCTCTACATTTGTATCTTTGCCAGTAGCAGTACCTATAATTCCACCTGTAACACCACCTATAGCAGCAGAATATAAAGCATCAGAAAGTACATCACCATTTAAGAAAACAGAAGCATAATCTTTAATATTAGTATTTTTATCTAAAATAAGCAATTTACTAATATTATCTAAATATTCTTGAACAAATTCTTCAGTAGCCTCACTGCCTGCATTTGCTAAAATATTTGCAATTTTAGGCTTCTTTGTTATATTAGTAAATGTTTCTTTTAGTAATTTTTCATATTCACTAGTCTTGCCTCCAGTTAAACCTTTAGTTGCACTACCGAGCACCTTACCAACACCATATTCAAGTCCAACATTAACCAAACCATACATTGTAGCACTACTAGTATCATAACCATCTGAAACCGCTTGATTGGTACTATCCACAAACATTTTTCCAAAATACATAGTAGAACCAACACCAGGTAAAGCTTGATTAATCAATGTTGATCCTGCTATTTTACCACTTTCATATAAAACATCACCAACAAATCTACCTATACCAGTTTTATAATTTTCTTTAACCTTTTGGTGTTTCATTTGATTAAATGTAGGTAAATATTCTAAGTCACCATTTTCATTTTTTATTAATCCACCATTATAATCAAAAAGGCTTCCTATACCGCCTGTAAGTCTTCCTATAGATTTATCATACCAGCCAATATCATCTTCTGCAATTCTTTGTTTATCGTAATTATATTTAGCATAACCAACTTCATTTGATTGCTCTTCTAATTGTTTCATCTGATTTTTATATTCATTTGATTTTTTTATTTCTTGATACTTATTTTCTATGCTTTTATTTTGCCCCAATTTATCTTGACCAGCAGTTACTTCAAATCTTTTGTTTTTAGTAATTTCAGTCTGTTCTTGAATAGGTAAAATATTTCTTTGTGTTGAAAAAGGAGTTACTGTAGTTTGAACTCCCTTTTCATAAGTGTTTTTTTGTATATCTTTTTGAATATTATTTCTTTTTGATAATTGATCATTATATTCTTGTTTATAATATGAACTATTCAATTCTAGTCTATCTCTTATACTAGAATTTCTTTTTGATTTCCCAAGTAATCTCTCTCGAATACTACTCATATAATCACCACCTTATAGGCCAAACCAAGTTAATATTTTATCTGCATCTTTTTTAGTAATAGATTTATTTTTTAAACCTGCAGATATTTTTCTTTCTAATTCAGATTCAGAAATACCATTTTTTATAGTATTAGAAGTAAATATATTAGAATTAGACCAGTTATTAGCTTTTTTGCTAGATAATGCTGGACAACTATTATATTTACTCTTTATTAAATTGTTATTTGATGACGAACTACTAGAAGAACTACTATTGCCACCATCATTAAGGCTTCCACCATCTGACAAAGAACTTCCACCACTGCTGTAACTAGCATTTATACTAGCCCATTTTTGAGCATTAGCAATAGCATCTTGTTCTCTTTGGTATGCCATTTGTTGTTCCCATCTTTGTTGTTCTAATCTTTGTTGTTCCTTTTGATAAGCCATATTCTCATTGTATTGTCTAATTTTCTCAGCAGTTTCATTTTCATAATTAATTTGACTTTCAACATCTTTATATCTGTTGTAATAATTATTATTAATCGTATTATTCCAATTCAATCTATTATTTTCCTGATCTGATTTATAATTGAATCCCTCTAATGCAATATTTAATTTATCTTGTAATGCTTTTAAAGCATTTTGGGCTAGTTTTTCATCGTTAGATAATTGTGCTTGTCTAATTGCATTATCAAACTCTATTCCAGCATCTTGCATACTCTTTCTTGCAGTACCAAGTCTATTTTGATAAGTATTATACATATCAACTTTTGAGCTTTCAGCATAACCACTATTAGATAATCCATTATTTACAACATTTTCTCTACTAACACCATATTTATCAACTTCTTTTTGATAATCAATATAAGATGCTTTAGCCTCATTTTGATATGCTTGTTCAGATTTTTTTCTTTGTTGTTCGATTAAATCTTTCTGATATTCAAGATTTTTATTTGCTACATCTTTTTGAGTGTTCTCCCATCTATCAACCATATCTTGTTGTTCTTTAGTAAAGTTATTTCTTTCATTTATTAAATTATCATAAGTTTCATTATATTTATTTAATTCACTTTGTTTTTCATTTTCGACATCTTTGAATCTTTTGTCATCGTAATTAACATCATAAATTGCCATTTTTTATCACCTCTTTACATATCCGCCTACAAATGATTCTAATGTATAATTATTTAAACCAAATGGTTTAGTAGAACTGAATTTCATTTGTAATCGTTTCCATTTCTTCTTTTTAATTCTATAAACTATGTATCCCTTAACATTGTCATAAGTATTAACCTCTTCAAAGTCGTTATTATCTGTTTTGACCTCTATCTTTATACTTTCACCTTTTACTTCAGCAGTACCGCCTCTTTTATTAGTTGTTTTTTGATATTCTGGATATTTGAAATCATCATGCTTAGTAGTCCAATAAGAACTTATTTCGCCATTAGTTTTGGTTAACTTATAAATCTTATTGTTACCACATAAATAAAGCACTCCATTTTTAACTGAAGTGCAAGTAATATTACAAGATAACTCCCAATAATACCATTCATATTCAACATTTATGTTTTGATATTTTTGTCTACTATCTGCTAAATAAATTTTGTTATCTATAATTACTAAAAGATAACCCTCCCACTCTTCTAACATCATATTTTTATAATTTGATTCTTTTAGTAATTTACCATCAACCATACTAGATCTATGTGCTAGTAATTGCTCTGAAGTAATATTTCCACTAATTGCTTCCATGCCTCTATCAGAAAAGAAAACTATATCATCATTAAAGTTAATTCCAGTAGAGACACAACCTGTTGTTATGCTTGAATGTGCTGATGGATATATTTTTCCATATGTGCTATCAACAACTGGATTATGATAAAAGACTGTAGTATTTGCTTGTGATGGTTCTTTTAACACCCATAGAGCATTATTACTAGGTATCAGTGCCTTTACCTTTGCTAAATCCATTCCCTCGTTGTAATAATCTAAATCACTAATATATCTAGGGTCTTCCAATGAACTATGGAAAATAGCATTAGGATAATCTTGATTTCCACTAAAAAATACTCTGTTATCAAATACTGCTAGCATAGTACACTTATTAATTCTATCTCTATATCCTTGAATAGTCTTTCTGAATAATATTTCAACATTGTGTTGACCATCAGTAGTAGGTTTAGCAGGAGCAGTATTAAAAGTAATACTTCCTTCTGTAACATTTACTGTTAAGTCTTTGCCTTGAACATAAGTAAGTGTGTCTAGTCCTATAGTTACTTTAGCAGTTACCACATAATCACTATCTATGTTTTCGGTATCTAGTTTAAACTTTGTCGTTACACCATCACCTATTCTTAGATTCTTTCTAAGTCCAGTAAGCAAATTTACATCTTGATATGTTGTTCCCTCCCCAGTAGGATCTCCTATGGTAGTAGTTGGTATAGTACCTTCTACTTCTTTTATTTCAGTTCCATTGTATTCAAGATAATTTAAACCATCTTTTATATAAAATATATTATTAAATATAAAAGCCTGACTTCTAATCAAATTCATACCACTAAATATTTCAGTACCATTATCATAAAGTTTAGTTCCTGAATGGACTATTTTATGGGTAGTATTGCCTATATCATAAAAAAAGAGACCTAATATGGTATTATTGTATTCTTCTACTAATTCCATATCAGGTCTTGTTTCTATTCCAGCACTATTATTTTTGTAATTTTTCCACATATTTAAGCTATCAGGACTTCTAGATAAATTAGTATCACTATTACTGAAATCAACACCTGCAAAGTTATCTACTTTTCTAGTAACTAATGCTCCACTAGGAACACCACCAGAACTACTATAAGAACTCATAAGTATCATCTCCTTCTAGATAAATACTACCAGTATGAAATCTTGGATCTAATCTTTGTAACATTTGTTCATACCTATTTGAATAAACTTGTCCATAACTAGCTGATATATCAGATTTAAGTAAATCACCAGCCACACCATAAGGCATTATTTCAAGTACATCTGTTGATAAATCAAAAGTAAACTCACTATCTTTTGTATCAGCAGTTATTTGTTTAGGATACTTGTAATAATATATTTTAGCAATACCATCACCATAGAAATTAATAGTATTACCTATAATATCATTTTCAACTCCCCTAACAATGTTAATTTGAAATAAATCCTTTGCTATCTCAGAAAAGTCAATCTCATCACCTTTAGTTACTTCTAATTCTTCTTTAGCAGGTATTTTTTTTATTCTGGCAAGTTCATTTTGAATCTGATTTATAACATCATTTATTTTGTTTGCTATATCAGGATCATCAGTTAATAAGGCACTTTTATCATTTATTTCCTCAATCAGTCTCAATACTTTTTTCTTCATTTCTAGTAATGTCATACTATCACCTATCCTTTTGGATTAATATCTGTATTATCTTTGTATATTTCTTTAATTTCTTTAATTTCTTTTTCCAAGTCCTTTAGTTTATAAACAGGTACATTAGGAATAATATAACCATCTGTCTCGCTCCAAATTAAAATCGTTTCTTCTGGTATTATTTGAGTTAATTTACTATACTCTATACTCTTTATTCCATCATATTCATTTTCTTTATTAATCTCAGTGGTTAATATTAGATCTTTTAAAGTTTGATGCACTGTTTTATCATCTGTATATTCATCGAACTCAGTTTCCTTAGTTATAGTTCTTCCGTAATATTGTCTTAAACTTGGTTTTATTGTAAATAATTCGTTGTTCATTATTTTTCCTCCTAATTGGTTGCCATACCTAGATTCGAACTAGGGAATGTTGCAGTCAAAGTGCAATGTGTTACCACTTCACCATATGGCAATAAAAAGAGGATTGCTCCTCTTATTTTACATCTCAGTTTTCATTATATAGATTTCTTTAGGGTTAACAATCTTAGCACCAAATACATATAATCCTTTTAATGCATCTTGGAAAGCTTTTTCTGGTCTATATGCTTCTACCTTTTCAATTTGTTCAGCGAAAGCAATAGCTTTTCCTGTTCTTAAGATGTTATAAGTTACATCATCAGAAGTAGAAGAAGCAGTCTTTTTACCAGTAGGCAATAGATTTTCAATGCAAACAAAAGCATTGTTAATCTTACCAACAGCACCTTTCTTGATTATTTCAGGATTATTTGTAGATAGTTCGGTTAAAGATTGTCTATAAGTAGTAAAGACTTTTGGAGATACTTCAAGATATAATGATTCTGATACTGGAACATTATTCTCATATAATTTAGTGAATCCTGCTTCAACACTAGCCATAGCATTACTTGCAGTTAATGCAATAACTGATGAACTTTGTGCTAAAGCATCTGATGTAGCCTCTGTTGCAGTTTTTACAATAGAAGCAACATATTTATCTCCTTCTTCTTTTAATCCGATAGCAGATTGTCTTGAAGCTTCTTCCATTAAACCAGGAACTGATTGTGCTTTATCAATATCTTCAACCTCAAAATTAAAGTATCTGTATTGATTAAGTTGCAATAGTTGACTAGAATCAGTTAAACCTTCAAGTTCTATTTCTGTACCTTTAACATAATTCTTTATAGTAGGTCTAGAAACACTTAAAATCTTTACTTCTTTAGCATTCTTGCTATCCTTTTCATATTTGAAATCACAATGGTTTCTTAGAGATGTAATGGTATCCAATGCTTTTAAAATTGATTTACTCCAAATCATTTGTTGGAAATTAGTTACAGCCATTTTAACACATCCTTTCTATATAGATAGAAATTATTTTTGAGTCATAGTCATAGATCTACGAACTGCTTCCCATATTTTAGGGTTATCAAGTTCTTCATCAGTTAATTTTCTTATTTCATCTTCTGTATAATAATCCTTAACTTTATCTTGAGCCATTGACTTCATACTTCCTATCTTTTCAACCGTTGGCTTAACAGGTTGATTTAATTTTGTATACATTTCATATACTGTTTTAATAGGTGTATTTGAATTAAATTGACTAGCAAAAGATTTAAAATTATCATCTTTTAACACACCATCTTTCACACCTAATTCCGCTAACTCTTTAACTTGTTTTTGATGAGTTAGTTCATCTGCAAGAGTATTAAATATAACTTTTTCTCTAGGTGTCATTTTGTCTACACCAATAGCGGCAAGTCTATTTGCTTCTTCTTGCATTTCTTCAAAGCCTAAATCAATAATTTTAGAAGCCTCTGCTTGTCCTAAAATCTTTTCTTCTTCATCAGAATATCTAGGTTTTGAATAAGCAGGTATATCAATTCCTTGTTCTTTATAGAATTCTCTCATTCTTTGATTAGATTCAGAGATATCTTTAGTTCCAAGGCCTGCCTTTAATATACTGTCAGTTTCTTCATATTTGGCTAATTTATCAGAATATTGCTTTTCCATCTTCCTTTTTTCTCTTTCGATTTTCTTTGGAAGTAAAGTATTTAATCTATCATTAACCATCTTTTCTACTTCTTCTGCAGTATAAGTTTTAACTTCTTGTTTTTCTTCTTCTTGAGAAGCGGTATCAGTTAACTCTATACCTTGATCCTCATTTTCTTCTACTGATTGAGCTTCAGTTTTTTCAGTTACATCTGTAACAGGTGTTTGAACATCATATTCTTCGTTCATTTTCTTTCCTCCTATTTTTTTAAGTGTTTGACTTCACTATTCCATTTTCTTTTAAAGTCTTACAATGCTTGGACTATTAAAAAGCAATAACTATCTAGTAGCCATTGCTTGATTAATTAATTGGTTTCCATATTGTCCTATACCTGTTATATCTTGCTGATTAGCAATAAAGTTATTGGCTTGCATTTTTAATTGTTGAGCCTGTGTCTGAATGTCTGCTATTCTTTGTTGAGATTCTTTCATTTTCTTTATTGCCTCTTCTAACTTAGATTTAGGCATTGAGCTATCATCATCTAGTAGACTTACATATACTTCTAGTTCTGCCAGTTTTTCAGCAGTAAAGTATCCTGCCTTTAACATATTTTCTAACGATAACTCCTGTGCATATTTATCGTAAGGACTTTTAGGTGTAATGTCTATCTTTACATTTGCTTGTAGTTCTTGCAATACACTATAAGGTACCTTAACTGGTCTGGAACTTACTTCCCCAGTTGTTGGATTAGATTCTTCATAGTCTATTACTAAACCATCTGTAGCATATGTTTTCCACATATCTAACCATATTCTTGCTAATCCTTCTAAAGTTGCTTTTAGTGATATTGTTTGTTCGGTTACAGGCATTTGTGAGGCTCTTTGAACTGCAAGTATTGCTTTGCCACTTGCACTTTCTGGATTAACATCACCAGTAGCGATATCACCCGCACCTGCTAATTCTCTAGTAGTAGATATTAACTCATTCATTACCTTTTCGACATCTGCACTCATCTGTGCTGGTTGAAGAACTCCAATTGCTTTTTTAACATCATCTACAGTTTGGCCATTAACCTTAATAGTGCCTCCGACTTTGTCTATTGCATTAGGGTTTTGAACTTTAGATACATCAACAACCTTTTGTGGATAAGCAGTAGTTTTGGCAGATATTAATCTTCTCATTATGGTTTTGTTAATCTCTAACTGATTAGGTATTAAATATCTAACTTCGCCTTCTCCCCTAGCATATCCCTCTTTTTCTTCCCAAAGCATATGCTCTAACGGATAAAGGGTTAGTCCAGTGTCCTTGTCTTCTCTAATATCACAATATCTTGTTGCTTGACTAAAATGGACTGTACCATTTTCTTTATATAGCTTAGTGATGATAGTCACCATATCATCTTTTTCTTCTCTGGAATCTTCTCCAGCCTCTTCAAAAGTATCATTATCACCAACTATATACTTTAATTTGTCCTCTGATATTTTTGATAATTTAGCCATTTCAATAGTATTAATAACTGGTTTTCTATGTTTGATTAAAATATATGGTTGGTTTTGTATGTCCGAATCATTTTCATTGCCATAATACACATCGTTTTTTGACAATATTTCAACTATTGGCAAATTTGTTTCTTCATCATAATCTACATAAATAGGACATTCATCATTAATAGCAGAATGTTTACTTATGGCTCTGGTCTTATAGTCCATATTGTTTTTTTCCCATGTTTTAGCAGCTAATTTATTAAGAAGTTCGCAAGTTTTATTTGCCACTTCTTTAAACTCTTTATTCTCAAAGTTTTCTGCACTATATACAGCCATAAACTCATTCTCGTTTATAACACATATTTTATATTTAACTATGGGTTTAATTATATTTAACTGGATAGGCTCTATTCCACTAATCTTTAATCCAGCCCACTGATTGCCATTGTACATTCTATAATTCTTATCAGTATCTGAATATAGATTCTTTAGTCGATTATAGTTTCTACCTTTTTCATATAATTCCCATATATCGGTTTCTTTTAATTCATTTAAATCCATCTTGACACCTCCTAACTAGGTATATCTTTCTGTCCTAGCCCTGTTCCATCATAGTTATCAATATTAGCCATCATAGTATCATAGGCATCTTGTTTCTTCTTTTGTTCAAAAGTTTCTATTTCATTTCTAACTATCTTAACAGGATTAATTTCTGGTATTTTTATTTCTTCGTTGTTCTTTAACTTTTGACCATTTTTAAGTCCTAAAGTATAAGATAAAATTATAAAAGCACCAAATAAAAAAAGTAATGCTATTGTTTCCATTACTTATCACCTTTTTTTATTTTCTTTTTAGGTTTAGTTTCTTCTAATACTTCCTCTATCGCTTCAGTTATTATCTTATTAGTTTCTTTCTCTCCAATTAATTCATTGCAAGTTTCTCTTAACTTTCTTAACATTTTCTTTTTCATTATACAATCACTATCTCCTCTCCATAATCAGCCTCTAGTGGCTCTTCTGACTTGAAATTGAATGCTTGGCTTACTTCTATCGGCTCAACATCAAATATTACTTGTGTCCTTGAATAATAGGCTATAGCAAGCCCCATAACCAAATCATCATGGGCTCCTTGTTGTGCTTCTGGCCTTCCTTTTTCATTTCTGACAAAAGTTAGCATCTCTTCAAGTGTTAATTTATCATTTATTAGTTCAACAGATTCACGAACTATTTTAACTAGTTCTGCTATTATAACAGGTCTTGTTAATGAAGTGGTCTTAAAGCCATAAGACTTGTCCATTATACCTGTATATCTATCTTCTTTCTCCCTTACGAACATATTAGGATAACCTAACCTTACTAGTTCTTTATTAGGAAAACTGCTAAAGTTACTTTCAATGCACATAAGAGCAGGTGTTACTACACCAGTTTTTAAGTTTTTATTAGCATAATACCAACCTAAACAATACATTTGCCTTACATATAGATCCTCATCCATTTGATGTCTTAGCCTTGCAACTTGTTTGCCAGTTTTTGCATTAAGTACATGCCCAGTAAACCAGTCAGAGCCATCACCAGCAGTATCACCACCTATGCAATATTTGTATAGGTTAGGCAATTCATATAGTTCTATATAACCATTTTCATCATTTACCCATTTTACATCAGTAATCTTTTTTCCAGCAGGCATTGTATCATCATATTTATATTCAAAATAACCAGTCTTAATAGGTCTAGTTATTTCTTGCAATCTTCTACTTACTGCTCTCGCATCAAATACAGTCTTTCCTAGAACACCCCATTGACCTAAGCAATACACATTATAATAATACTCATCGGTATACTTATAACTTTCTAGTAACTTCTTATAATCTTCATCTAAGAACTTATTATCCTTATATGTTGTATGTACTATAGTTAAATTATCTCTTGGTACATCAAAGAACTTCTTTTTTAGCCAATGATTGATATCAATCGGATTAAAAGATATAACTATTTGTTTTTTAGTTCCTTTGCCTCTTAATCTGACATCTAATTGATTGAAATCACTTTCTAGTATTTCAGAAGCTTCTTCTATCCATATATCAGTAAGTTCACCTTTGCTAAAAGTAACTGATTTTAACTTTTCAACATCATCTAGTCCACTAAATATTATTTCATTGCCATTAAGTAAACACTTTATTCTTAGATCACTTTCATTTATTTTGAAGTGCATACCTAAATGCCATTTATTAATAACCTGCTTGAACAAAGCAAATGTACTATCTCTATTACTCTTACCAGTAGCACGAACTGTTAATAAGTTCATTAATTTTGAATTAAGTATTTTATATATGTATCTTTCAACAACGAAGAAGGACTTACCACTACCAGCACCACCATAAAATATCAAATATCTGCTTATATTATCTAAATAAGGTATATATACATCATTAAATACCTTTTTTGATATTGATATTTTAATTTCTCTAGTCATCTAATTCAACTCTTATATTAAAATCTAAATCAGCCTCAACCTTTGTTGTATATTCTCCACTCATTTTATTAAGTGTATCCAAAGCTTTAAGTCTAGTGTCTAATTTTGTAGGGCATTTTATTGTATTTACTTTATCTTCATTAATATCAGTCATTAATGGTACATCTTCTAATATTTCACCATTTACAACTTTCGATAACCATATCATTCGTTCTTTAGCACTCATAATAGCCTTATCTTCTAATTCTTTCAATAGTTCCTTATACCTTTCCTGAACCTTTGCAGAATTAAATAAAGTACTTGCATGCTCATCTATTGCTTTATCGCTGTATTTAGATTTATAAACATCTTTATAAGCTTGCCTTTGACTCATACCCTTAATTATGTTTTGAATAAATTTTTCTTGTCTCATATTTAAAGCCATCTTCATCACTTCCTATTTTTATACAAGTTTGCCTTCTTGTTTTTCTTTTTACCTCTTTTCGGTGTTTCTTCTTTACAAAACAAATAATCACTACAAGTTTTGCAAGTATTATTCTTCATACACTTTTTATAGTTCATATTAATCAACTCTTTTTTACATAATAAAAAGACACTAGTGTGTCCATATTCTGATTACATACTAAATGAAAAAGATAAATATCATTTAATAGAGTAAAGGAGGTATGTAATCTCGTATTAGTAAGTACTATACCGATGATATTCGCTTTCTATTCCTCATCGGCCGAATTCTTTGAAATAGAGGCTTTTTTAAGTACATCATCAGTATACTACCTACTAATAGGTAGTGTGAGGTATAATATGTGAACTATATATTATCACAATATCATTGTATACCTAGATTTGTCCGATTTTGTCCGAACTTTCATTTTTATATAATTTTTTCTTCATTTCTGAAATATAATCATATACTTGTGTTTTACTATAACCAACTAATTTATGAAATTTATACACAGATCTATGCTCTATCCATCTGTAAATGTATATCTTATCATATACATCCCCTTCTTCTTTCATTTTTATGAGCTTCTTCTTAAGCTCATAATTTAGCATATCTCGTGTATTTCTACTTTGGTTAATCAATTTATCAACTTCATCTATTTCACTCGTGTAGTTAATTAAATTAGTGTCTGGTGAAGTATTTATGGTTACCATAACTTCTTTAGGCTTTACCGCCCCTGGCATTACAGATAATATTAATTCGCTTTTCTTTTCTAATGCTTCGTTATAGTTTCTCTCTGCTTTTTTGAATTGCTTTAACAGCTCATTGTATTCTATATACATTTACTTCCCCTTTCTATAACCATATTTCCCCTGATATTGTTAATCATTTCTAATCATATTTCTTTTTAATAAGCATACAGCTTGTTTTAATTCACAATCATGAGTTAATTGTTTATAATATTTTTCACTAGTTTCTACTATTCCTATTATCTTTACTAGATCATAATCATTTTTATTTCCTACTATTGCATAATCTCCTACTACTGGTTTCAATTGCAGATGAGATATATCCCAATAAAAAATAGCACCATTGTTTAATTTTCCTAATATTAACTTCATTCTTTCTCCTCCAATTCTTCATCTATGTCTCTTATTTGTTTAGCAAAATACTTGGTATAGAAATTATCTCCAAATTGTTTTGCTAGTTTATATCTTTCTAGAAAAGATTTTCTTATCTTTAATAGTTTTCTTCTTCTATGCGGTTCCATTATTTATCTACCTTTTCCAATTCTTGCATATGGTCTATAATTATATTGCATACTATTACCTCTGCTTGTGTAAATGTTTTACTATATCTTTTACCATATGATTTTTCAAACTCATTTAGTTTAGTTTTTCTTATATATTCTTTTAATTTATTCCAGTTATCTTTTAAAGTTTGATTTTCATCTTGTAATTCAAAAATCATATCTTCATATGTTTTCTTATCACCCTCTAAGGAAAATACACCATTTTTCATATATAATTTCTTTTTTTGGTAGTATTTTAGTAATTCTTGTTTGCATTCTTCTGATATTGTATTTGACTCTCTTATTGCATTTTCTATTAATGCTTCTTTTTCTCTAGCGGCCATTACCTACTTCTTCCTTTCTATTTTTAATTCCAAACTACAATCAAAACATAAGAATTTAATTCCGAAAAAATAGACTATTGTTTTATGTTCTCGTATATATTTTTTACTTTCGTTTTCTCTAATAAAAGCAATTACAAAACCTAAATTATATTTATCAAATTCTAATCTTGGAGTTAATTTTATCATTTTTTCTTCCTACCTTTTGACAAGATCTTTTATAAGTGAACCAATCATAATAATTAGGAATATTGTAAATATTGTAATCGAACTTAAACAGGTCCAGTCTATAAAATCCCAATCAATTTTGTTTGTTTTTCCAGTGCATATATTTATGTACTCATAACTTCCTATATTAGTTCGTTCTACTAAACAACTACTCAAATTTACATTTATCTCATCTTTCATGTTTACCTCCTAGTTTTCATAAATTACTTTTTTACCATATTCAACAGCAACTTCGTGTTCTATTTTGCAACCTCTAGCATATTGCCAGCCTTTCATAAAGAATACTACATCTGCTTGTGCTAAATACTCTATACTTTTTGATAAAAGCCATATTGCCTCATCAACATTTTTTGGTGCTTCATCAAATATAGTATCTAAAACTATATATCCATTGCTTTCAATCTCTTTTACTAAATGCTCCCTTTCTTTTCTTATCTCTTCATTTGTTTTACCTTTCATAGGTTGACTTAACATTATTTTCATTATTTATCATCTCCTAGTGTATAGCGTTTATTTATACTTAAACAACTCCTTAACTTTATTTTTTTTATGTGTGATTTCCTAAATCTTACCCCATTGTCTCTTATATCATTGCCTACAAAATAATAATTTTTTATATCTAATAATTTTGTTTTATTCATATATTCATTAGTTGAATATAAATAGCCTTTAAAGGTATCATTATCAAATAATACGACTTCTACCATTTTATTTAGATATTTTTCTTCAAATTCATTTCTTGTCATCTATATCTCCTATTATTTCTCTATATTTTTGTAAAATCTCTTCAAGCATATCATAACCTGCTTGTTCTTGAATATCCCTATAATCAAATAAATTAAGATAATCTTCTAGCCATTTTATAAATTCATTTTGTTGATTTAACTGATTATTAATAGATTTTTCTCGCATATCTAATTCATTTTTAGTAAAAAATAATTTTTTATCTAATTCTTCAAGTTGTTTCTTTAAGGCTTGATTTTCTTTTAATAATGCTTGATTATAACTTATAAGTAATTCATTATTTTTATTTAATTCAACATAATCGGTTGCTGTCAAAGTATCTTTATGAACATAATCTGCTTTCATTTACTCATCACTCTCTACTTTCTTAGTTAAATCAATTGTTACTTTGTTAATAAATAGTCCAATACCAAATAAAAGCATTGCTTCACAATCCCATTTGTCAGGACAGTCTTTTATCTTTTTCATATCATCAGCACTAATTCCAAACAATTTACCATTGTTTCCATTAACCTCAAAACCCCATATTTCTTCAGTTTCTCCACATTTGCATTCTTTCGTATCATATTCATAACCATAGTAGAAACCATAGTTTGTTGTTGTTAACACTGCATAATCATCATTAATTGTTATATCAATCATTTATTATCACTTCCTTGTTCTAATTCTTGTATTTTTTCCAAAGTGTACCTCATTCCACAACCTGCCCAGCCAACTTCTTCACTATTATAAAAATTACTAGCCCATTCTTTTAACTCATTCCAATTATCTTTTAGTTGTTTATTTTCTTGTTGTAATTTTTCTAATTTTTCACAATTACTAGGACACCATATATCTTTTTCTATCAGTTCTTGGATTTGTATGCTGGCATCATGTAATTGTTTTTTTAATTCTTGGTTTTCTTTTTGTAATTCTTGATATTTATTTGAAATATAATTAAAATCTTTTAAACTTAAATACCTATTTATTGAATAAACATCTTCTTCTTTGTACCAATAATTAAAATAATGCATCACTTCATCTATATTTTTAAAATGGTCAAACTTATATTCTTCTCTTTCTTCACTCATTTATTCCACCTCTTTTATTTTTAAATATAAATCTAATAAATCAGGATTATTTAACAACATTTTACTTTTATCGACAATGTCTAAAAAATTATTAATTACTTCTTTTTGCTTTTTATTTTGTTGTTGTAATTGTTCGTAAGTTGGCTCATTATCCTGTCTTACAATAAACGATACATCTTTAGATAAATCAGCATATGAAAGCCTACAACCAAGTATTGTTCTATTAACTGTAATTTTATCTTTTATATCTATTAAATTATTGTTTAATACAACTTCTAATCTATCAATTAAGCATTCATTTCTCATTTTTATTATTGCTTCTTCTATTGCTCCAAAAATATGTTCATCAGGTTTAATATCATCAACATTAATATCAAAGGCTCTCATTTCTTTTTTAAAAACTAATTCTTTATTCATCATTCCACTCCTTTATCATCATAATTAATCCTACAATTGCTCCTATACCAATAACCCCCAATATAATTAATGGTATATATAAAATCATTTAGCCCTCCTATAATAAAATATAAATTATTATTATAATTATTATTAATAATGCTGCTATCCATAAAGGGCTAAGTACCCATAACCAACTCCAACTTATTACTTTTAATAATTTTAATACTATAAATGCTATTGTTAATAATCCAACAAATCCAATTCCACCATTACTATTTTTCATTATTTATCACCTACCTTTTCTAAAACAATGGCTCTGCCTTTTTTAAAATCATTATCTGTTAATTCAAACCAACTTTTATCTTCTTTCCAACAACTATAATAATTTTTAAATTTACCAAAGCCTTTTCTATCTTCATAATTAATAAATCTAACTTTTGCAATAACATTACTGCCAACTGCTGAATCTCTAATCGTTTTTATATAATCTCCTACTTTAGGTTTCATAATTATCCCTCCTTACCACTTATAAGTCCACATCAAGTAAAGAACTAATATACTTGCTATTATCATTGTTAAGAAAAACATAGTTATTAAGAATATACATATATTCTCACATTTTGCTTTTCTTTGTGCTTGTCTATATTGTATTTCTTCTTTAGTTAATCTTTTTTTTGGTATTCTTTTTTTAATTTGTGGAAACTTTTTTTGTAATTTTTTTATTTCCTTTTCAGTTAATTCATTTGGTTTCATAATTTTCTAATCCTCTCTGGTCTACTATTTTTATCCATAGATCCATTTCCTAAAGTACAACCATACTTTTTTATTTGGTAGTTTTCTATAGCTACAACTAGCTTGTCCAAATGCTTAAAATCACCATGTAATTTCTTAAACTTTGCTCTAAACATACTTGAATTAATCATTGATTTATCTTTATAAAGGTTGAAGTAGAATTGTAACTTGAACTCATTCTCGTTCATCTTCTCCATCCCCTTTATTTTCTAATTTTTCTTTTTCCGTATCCAATGCATCCGATAATTTTTTTAGTTCTAGTATTGCATAATCATATCTAGCATCATTCATTTTAGATATTGCATTTATTCTGTGAGGTAAGTATGATTCAACTAGCTCTAATATTTTATTTCTACTTTCAAGGAAAGTATTTCTCTGTTCCATCTTGTCATATTTTTTTTGAAATGCCTTAAGTTTTTCTTCTGCAAAGTTTTTATCTCTTTTTAGTCTTTCTATTTCTTTTTTATTTCCTGCTAACTCTTGAGCAGTTCCAATATCTAATATTTCCCCTTTCATTTTTTCCTCCTCTATTTTCACTACACAATAACCATTTTTACATCTTTTTCTGTGCGTTGGTGTTGTATAAAAAGTTATTGTTTCAACTCTTACTTTTAGTAGTTCTGCTAATTCTTTTTTTGTTCCGATTCCAACAAGCTTTTCTCCTTTGTATAAAGCATACTGACTATTTCTTTTCATACAATAGTTCCTCTAATTTTTCCATCGTTTCCTTTAAATCTAAAAGTTGAGGAGCAGTTTTAATTTGCTTACCATTTTTTAGCATTGATAAATATTTTAATGCTTTTTTTATAATAACACTGTAATCCCTCATTAACACCACTCCTCTAATAATCTTTCTACTTCAATATCATCTTTAGTTTTTATTCCTAAATTTTTAGCTTCTTGTACTACACCATTTAAGAGAATACTCATTTCTTTGGTGTCATACTCACTACTGCCTTTGTAAATTTTATAATGGTTAAACTCTTTACCATTTAAGATGCTAGTTCCAGCCAATTTATAATATTTAAAGTAACCTTTAACATCTATTTCAGATAGTATACTTACCATTTCAGATTGCCCATAATCTATTAACATTTGCAAGTATACTTCCTCTTTTGATTTACTCAATGCATTACCTATTTCAGTAACAAGTTTCCATAAATAACTATTTGCATTTAAACTTCTTTTTTCTCTATGTTTAGTTATTTTTACATCATAAATAGTATCCTTGTCTAATCTAAATAATAATGGTAGTATTTTGTCTATCTTACAAGTGTCTTCTATCATTATCTGCAATTCTTTTTGTTAACTCTATTTTTTCTTTCAAAGCTTTAGTTTTACATTTTAAATTATGATTACTAACCACCATTTTTATTAGACTTTGCCATAATGCCAAAAAGTCTATACCAAGAATAAATCCTCTAATAACCTCTGAATTAATAAATATATTGACACTTGCTAATATAACATTTAACCATACTATAGTTAATGTAGTGTTAAAAATTACTTTATCAGCATCATATCTTCTATTTTTCTTGGCAAACCTAAGTAATTCTTTTTCAGAATTGTTATTTGAATTCATTATGTCAATGTTTTCTGTGCTGAAATAAAGTTTTGAATTGTCATATTTTCTAAACAACTTCCAATTTCCATAATTATCAACACACAAATGAAATTGGTTTCCTAATAATTTTCTTATTTTCTTTTCTTTTTTTAATTTCATTTTCAAAACCTCCTAAAATGGTAAATCATCATCATTAATTTGTACTTCGTTTCCGAAACTAGCAAATGGATCATTTGCGGTAGGCATACTATCAATTTGCTCAGTAGTTATTGGTCCAGGTTTTACTGGTGGCTCTTCTAGATTGTTTACACTATCATTACTACCTTTACTATCAAGAAAAGTAACATTTGATACAAATATTTCAGTAACATAAATCTTTTTACCATCTTTATCTTCATAATTTCTTGTTTGTATTCTTCCCTCTACTGCCACTTGATTACCTTTCTTTTGATATTTAGAAAGATTCTCCGCTAGCTTGTCCCATACTACACAATTAATAAAATCTGCCTTTCTTTCACCATCTTCATTTGTATATGGTCTATTTACTGCTATAGTAAATTGGCATACTTCTCTTTTTGTGTTTTCTGTCATTTTAAGTTCAGGATCTTTTGTTAATCTTCCAACTAATATTGCCTTATTCATTTTATTCCTCCTAATAATTTCATTAATTTATCTTTAAATTCTTCTCTTTCATTGATGTAAACATATTCCCCACACCAACTACATAATTTTTTAATTCTTCTCTCAAAAGGATAAATAACAACTGAATGACCACATCTACACATATGTTTATATTTAGCTATTTCATCCGATTTTTTTATTATTTCTTTATTGTTCATACATACCAAATCTTATGTCTTTTCCTATTTCATCATAGTCAGGTTCATAAGTTATTTTTGTATTTTCTAGTATATCTTCTAGTTTTTCTTGCAAACCATCTATTTCTGTAAGCAGATCCTTTATCATTGCTTCAACATTTTCTGCAGGTATAAGATTGCCTTTAACTTCATAGTCTGTGTTTGTTATCTTTTCTATTTTTTTGATTATTTCATCACTTAGTTCTAAATACATAATTACACTCCTAAATTGATTCCCATATCTAGAAAAGCATTTACAATATCATTTCTCAATAATTCATCAGTACCGGCTCTTTCTAATGCTATTTTTCCAAACTTCTGCCAAGAACTTTCATAAACAACCTCTTGTCCTAGTGGAACTACATCTTTTATTTTGGTGTTTTCATTATAAAGAGTGTGCCAGTCATTACTTTCCATATTTAATGTTTTTAATTTTAGTTCAAGTTTTAATAGTTGATGTGTAGTCATTTCTTCAAGACTTGTCCATAATTTTTCTTCTACCAAATCACCCAAACTAGCCTTTACTACTCCCATTTTTCTCATCAAGTCTCCAATAGCAACTTTAATAACATATTTTGCTTCTTCATCTCTGATATACATATCTTTGTATATTTCGAATCTTTTTAGATTTTCTTTGTTTCTCTCAACATCTTCAGCACTTGCAATGGCGGTATCTACCCCAAAGCCAGCAAAACCCAATGCTCTACCAACTGATGAAGTCTCACAATTTTCAAGCATAGATGTTAAATTAATTTTATTGCCTTTGTTTGTTTCGCTTGCGCTACCTGTAGCAATTACTCTATCTGTCTCATCTGTTATTGTGGTAACCACTCTTACATAGTCTTCTCTTAATTCTGCTATGTTTGTTTCAATAGAACCAGTAGGATAAACTTTTCTATAAGCTTTAATCCTCTCATTAACCTGTGCATAGCCTTTGCTTCCAATTTTAATGGTATCTATTTCTTTGTTAGCCTTTTCTATCTGCTCATAACTAACCTTAATTCTCTCATTCATTTTTTATTCATCTTCCTCTCTTCTTTATTTAAAATCTTTTAACAAATCGTCGAGCATTATTTTATCTTCTGGATCAAGTTCAACTTTTTTAACTTCTATTTCAAACCATCTAGGTCTTTTCAATTCTTTTATCTCTGCTAATGTTGGCATAAACTTTTTAGTTTTAATAGCTTCTATAACCATATTTTCGTATTCATCAGCAGAACAATCTTTTAATTCTTCATACCACAAGTTAAATATTCTGATATCCATTTTTTTGTTGTAATTTTCTTCTAACATTTCTGTTATTTCTCTAAATTGTTTTTTATTCATTTTCCCATTTCTCTCTTTCATCAGTTTTTGATTCTTTTTTATTCTTAAACTTTTCGTTTTCTTTTTTTGCTAGCTCCAATGTAGTTATTTTCTTTCTTTGCCAACCTTCTAATATTCGGTCGATATACTTAATCGAGCAAGCATTATTACAAACTGCTATCTGTGTAGCATAAACAATCAGTTCCTCTGAAATGTTATTGTCTACCCAAGATTTAATTACATCACATTCTAATGGTGCTATAGTTCTTCCGAAGTTTTTTTCTATTGTAGAAAATATATTACTAAATATTAATTCTTCTTTATTATCTAAATTATTTAGTTTAGTACTATTATCTAAATTATTTATTTTAATATTATTATTTATATTAAGATCAGAATCAGAAACAGATACAGATACAGATGTATACCTAGGGTATGGATACCCTATCGATACCCTATACCTTTCTAATATTTTTTCTAATTCTTTTCTTAATTTTTCACTCTTAATATATTGAATTAAACTTTCTACTTTTTTTAGTAATTTTTCACTTTTTGTCCAGTTATATTTGTGCCAATTTTTAATAAGTATTTCTTTCGTTTCTCCCGCATAGAATATTACTTGATGAACTTGTTCCATCCTAGTCAGTAGTTCCTCTACCTCACTTTTGTCAAGACCTAGTTCATTTGACATTTGTTTAACTGAAATTTCATAACAACCAATTAGATTTGTATGAGGATTAGTTAATAAATAAAGTAAAAAATATTTATCTTTATAAGTAAAATCATCTACTATTTTGTTATCTTCCCAAAATGATAATGATACGTTGCGATATATTGCCATTTAATCCTCCTTTATGTTCTAAACCTTACCCTCTGATTTGACAAAAACATACTAATTTGTTATAATTATGTATGTAAAAAGTTTGTGCGAACTTTTTATTTTTTTTATTTGAATAATCTTTCATATCTTTCATCAAGATACATAAAAGAATATCCAGCAACTGTTATATCTGCTATTAGAAAAGCAACACCAGTCCAAGTAGGACATACTGCACTAAAAGCAAGTGTAATTATTGATAATGTACTAATTGCAAATATAATCATAGCTAATATTGTTTTCCAACTTATTTTTCTTTTCATTTTTTATCCCTCCATTACAGAAAATAATCTATTAATACTTTCTGATATTTCTTTTATTCTTTTTTTTGATTCTTCTTTTGTCGGTGGATTAACCACTATAACTTTAATTTTTTCTTGTTTGGTAGACTTCATATTTTTTCTCCTATTCTTCTTTTTCTTTTGGCAATTTGCCATAAATTAATTCAAAAAAATAAGTGGTATCCATATCATAAATATCTAACATTTTTAGCAATGTTCCAATTTCTATACTTGATGGATTACTTTCATACTTTCTCAAAGTTTCCCTATGAACACCAATTTTTTCTGCCATTTCTTCAAGAGAAAAACCTTTTTCAGCTCTCAATCCTTTTAATTTAGCTGATATATTTTTATTAATTTCTTCCATGCTTACCTCCTTACATAAAACATTATACTATGGCAATTTGCCAAAGTCAATACTTTTTTGGCATTTTGTCAAAAAAATATTGTATTTTGTTTCTTTTTATTATATAATTGTATTAAGGAAAGGAGTAATAATAATGAAAAATAATAAAAATTATACAAACATAAATGTTAAATATTTGAGAGAAAAAAAAGGTATATCCCAGACAAAATTAGCAAAAGATTTAAATATTGATACATCAACATTGGCTAAATGGGAAAATAATACTAGACAAATTACTTTAGAATGGGCTATAAAACTTGCTAATTATTTTGATATGGATGTTGGAGATTTTATATCTATTAATCAAATTACAAATACTTCTTGTCCTACACAAAGTGATGAAGAATACAAAGCAATATTAAAAGAAAAAGGCTTAATGGATGAAGAAGAAAATATAGATGAAGAAAGCCTTGATAAATTATTAAAAATAGCTGATATGATTGAGGGTATTAATAAGAAAGAAGACTAATAATAGTCCTCTAATATTAGAAAATACAATGATATTATTATTTTACGATGTTTAAGTAATTTTATTAAATCATTGTACTTCATATAACCACCCCTATTATATTATAAATGATATATTATAGAAAGTAGCGTGAATTTATGAATTATAATTTTGGAAGTATAGTGTTGGACATTATTATAACTGCAGTTGCATATTTGCTTACACCATTTATTCTTTTTTATAGAAACAAAAAAGAGTATAATGAACAAAAAAAGAAAAAAATAATATTATTTAATTCAATTGTTGTTGCACTCATATTTATAATAATTAGAATAATACTTAATTTTGAACAACCAGTAATAAGTTTTGCCCCTGCATTATTATATTATTATATAAATAAAGCAATATGGCTCAAAAAGAAAGAAAAAATTGAAAAAGAAGAAAAGAAAGTTTTGCATTCCAAAGTTAACAAAAAAAAGAAAAAAATAAACTTAGAAAAAGGCAAAATTCTTTTAATCATTATTATTACAATTTTTATTATTGTAATTTCCATTCTTACCTTTTTATTAATTAAACAAAATTCAACAATAGAAAAACAAAGAAATAGAATTGATGAACTTGTATCTAACAACGATTCCTGCAAGCAAACAAAAGACAAACTGTTAGATAAATCTGTATTTTTTGATGAACATATAGTTTTTGAAATTGAAGAATTCAAAGGAAAATATCTTTCATATAATTGCATGAATTATCTTACAAAAGACAAAAAATATTTCTTTTGGGCTTATAATATTGAGCAAGCAAAAGGAAGAGGTTTAAAAGAGTATAAATGCCCCATTAGAGTAGAGTTGGGACTAGAAAATTATAATTAAAACTATATTTTTATAAGTAAAAAAGACTAGTCTGCTGGAACAGAACTAGTCAAAATGAAAATCACTATATTAAGTCTACCAAACTTAAAAAAACAAAATTTATATAGAATAAATAATGTAATGGATTTTCTATTACATTATAACATAAATAGCAAGAAAAAGGAAGTGTTATAATGAAAAATTCAATTGAAAAAATAGGTGCTGGTTATATAAGAGTATCAACTGATGATCAGACAGAATACAGCCCTACTTCACAAATAAAATTAATAAAAAAATATGCGAAAGAAAACAATATAACATTGTTAAATGATTATATTTTTCAAGAAGATGGAATTAGTGGTAAAAGTGCTGATAAAAGACCAGAATTTCAAAGAATGATTGCCATTGCAAAAAGTAAGGATTGCCCATTTAATGTTATTCTAGTTTATGATTTTTCAAGATTTGCTAGAAACAAAAATGAATCTGTTATGTATAAAACACTATTAAGAAAGAAATTAGGAATAGATGTTATTAGTATTACACAACCATTATCTGATAGAAAAGAAAGTGTAATATTAGAATCTATGTATGAGGCAATGGATGAATACTATTCTCTTAATCTTTCTGAAAATGTTATTAGAGGTAAAATAGAAAAGGCTTCCCGTGGCGAATTTCAAGGAAATCCACCATATGGATATATTTATAATAAAAATACCAAATCGCTTGAAATTGACAAAAATAGAGCCGATATAGTTAGGTTTATATTTAATGAATGGAATAATCCAGAAATGACAATTAGAAGATTGGCTGTTAAATTAAATGATATGGGTGTAAAAACTACTAGAGGTAAGTTGTGGACAGATAGAAACCTACATATAATAATCAGAAATCCAGCATATATTGGTTACATTCGCTTTACTCCTGGAGGAATGAAAAGAAATTGGAATGATCCAAATATGAAAATAATAAAAGCAAATCATGAAGCTATAATTACTCAAGAAGTTTGGAATATGGCACAAAGAAAAATGGAAGTTCATGATAAAACTTATTTTAGATATATGAAACCAGCACCAAAGAATGAGCATTGGCTAAGAGGTTTATTGAAATGTTCTGATTGTGGAACTAATCTTTATAAAAGAAAAGTTCATGGTAGACCTGCAGTTTTTGAGTGTGGATGGGTTGTTAAAGGTAGATGCAAATATAGTCACTATGTTAGAGAATCTGTAATCGTTAATGCTATATTGGAACAATTAAAAAAAGACTATACTGAAAAATTAAATATAAATATTTGTATGACTTCTCAAGGCGATAGTGAAATAGACATAGCCTATAAACAATTGGATAAATTAAAAAAGAAAGAAAAAAGAATTAAAGATGCTTATTTAAATGAAATAGACTCTTTAGAGGAATACAAAGAAAATAAAAAAAATCTTGCTGAAGAAATGCAGAAATTGAATGAAGAAATAAACAAATTAAAACTTAAAAATGCTACTAATCAAAGAAAAGAAAAAATATTTAAATTTTCAGAAGAAGCTTATAAATTACTATCGGATAAAAATGTTGATGAACAGATAAAATATCAAGTTTCTCATCAATTATTTGAAAAAATAGTATATAACAAAAAAGAAAATAGTATAGAAATCACTTATAAATAAAGGGATTTATTTAAATAATTTAAATGTTACCACATTTGGCTTTGTTCCCAATCATGTCGCCAGTGTTACAATACTCACTAGTAGATTCTGCAACTGCAGACC